CCTTCTCTTCCTAGGTGCTGCAATGGCCCGTAATGGAACCAGTGGTAGAGAGTCTTCTCCATCTCTTGGATCTTAACCTGAGCGGCGTAAGCATCAAACGCCTCTACGGTGGCTGATTTGGAAAAGGCAATCTTCTTGAAGATTGAAGGTCTGGCCTGCTCCCCGCTCACCCATTCCTGAATGTCAGCAACCGCCCCGGCCCATTTACCGAGTTGTCCAAAGACATCCTCGGCTTCTCGGCCAATCTCAACCGCTTTCTTAATCCCATTGAATACAGCAGTAGCGGTTGCAAGGGCGGTTACCGGATCAATCATTCCACGGCAGGGGAGGGCTGACCACTACGGGGTTCTTCTGGAGGTAGATCTGCTGAGCTACAGCGGCTTCCGTCGCGGCCTTGTCAACCCCATTCGCCCAGATCCAGCCGAGCACTTGCTCTTGGGTCAGGCTGGCGTAGGGTGTAAAGCTCGCCGGGTTCGGGCCGGGAACCGAGCAGGTTGAGTAGACAGAGGCAGAGTAGGTCTTGTCACCATCTACTTCGGTGGCAGAACACCGCCAGTGAACATTGAATACAACATCGCTCAGGTTGTCTTCTGAGACTTTGCAATCCATCGCCGATACGGTCCAGTTCATGATTAAGCTCCTTAAACTTTGGCGTAGACGCCGTGATAGATTGATCTTGCTTCTGCGGCCACCAAACCTGCCAACTCCAACTCTTTGAAGTAGCCAATTAGGTGTGATTTACCGTTCTTCATGACTCTAACAACCCACGCTTGGTTCTTTTTGTGCCAAGACACGCCGGGATAGCCTGATGTGTTGCTGGTCAATGTCGGTCGGTTGCACTGGTTTTCGCTTCTCGTAACCGCACGCAGGTTCTCAATACGGTTATCTGCGCGGTCGCCATTGATGTGGTCTATTTCTTTGGGCGAATAGCCGTGATGCAGAACAAAGATCAGACGATGAACTTTCCAGATTTTGTTCATCCATGTGACATGGCGATAGCCGGTTTTGTGCGTTGAGCCAACCTCTTGCCCAACCAGATATTGCTTGTTTGGATGGCTTACGCCTTTCCAATACAAATACCCGTCACGGTACTCAAAGCAGTTTGCTACGTCTTGTTGGGTAATCATGCAAAATGCACCAGTTTTTCGCCGCTGAGTTTTTCCAGCAAACGGATGGCTTTGAGCATATCGACGTTGATGCGCTTGCCGTCACGCTCAGAGTAGTAAGACCACGCCATTTCCTCTGACGGGCCTTCGGGGATGAGGTCGAAGTTGTGCGGAGACAGTGTGGTGACGTTTCCTGCTTCGTCCCTAACCTTCAACTCGCTGCTAGACGATACGTCTTCGGTGTAAAGGACACAACCGTCTGTGACCGAGCCTGTCGGCACCGTACCGTTGAACAGCGAAAATGACTTTGTAGCCGAGGCTGGAGACACTGTACCGCCGAGCAAAAGGTTGCCGGAGGTATCAAGAAGCACATACGTGGTTCCTGAGCCGACGGAATAGCCATTGCCAATCTTGAACTTGTCGCCATCGGTGCTATCCACGCCCATGACAAGACGCGTTCCAGCCAAACCAGACGTGAAAAGCAAGTTGGCCGAACCAGCCGAAGTGCCGCCGTTGCTGATCCAGACGCGTGCTCTAGAGGCAGCAGTATTGCTTGGGTTATAAACCAACGCGTCGGTTTCGCCACCGGGCTTTGACGATCCAAGGGTGAAGTTGCCAGCACTCGCAAGAGAATCCGTCGTCGTCCCCAACAACAACGTTCCGTTGTTTGCGAGCGTCATTGCTTGGGTGAAGGAGATGTTCTGCGATACGGTTCCGCTGGACAGGGTTCCACTGGAAGTCGCGGTAAACGAAGTGCCTACATTGTTGTTGGCAGCGCCAAATGCAGTTTGGTTGCCAGAAGTGATAATGGTGTAAGAAACACCGTTAGTAATGGTTGTAGTGTTAGCGGTGCCGGAAGGGGCTATGTACCAAGCGTGAGTGTCATTTAGCAATTCATACTTGGAGGCTGCGGTACTTCTTGCGTAAACCCAATTGCTACCGTTGTAATATGATGCTGTGCCAATAGATGTATATGACGCAGCAGTGCTTCCGATAAAGTAGTTACCAACAAGACCTGCTTCAAACGCTTTTGCACCGCCCCACGGACTAGGCGTCACCCCCAGACCGAGGTTGCCGGAGGCGTCGATACGGGCGCGTTCGGTGTTGTTGTTGCCTCCACTACCAAACGTGAGTGCTCCACTGGCCCAAATAGACGAAACACCACTAGCGGTGTTGTTCATCAGCATGGATGTTGTAGAGTTATCCGACAACCAAATTCCGGCGCTTCCGTAAGTGCCGCTGAGTGCAGTGACGACGTTAAGTTTTGCGTTTACAGACGATGTGCCGACACTGACGTTACCCGAGGAATCAAGGGTCAGTGCATCAACTGCGTTTACCTGAACAATGCCTTTTCCCGTGCCATTGACATTGAACGTGTAGTAGGCGCTTTGGTTTGAACCAGCAGCCGTCAACTGCATCTGAGCATAGCCCGCAGACGCAGTGAATTGCGCTCCAACAGTAGAGCCGCCGTAGACTACATGAAGTCGGTTGCTGGGAGTCGTCCCAATGCCAAGGTTGCCGGAGGATTCAAGGTACAACAACGACGCAGAGGCAGCGTTATCAACAGCAAGTGCGTATTTGCCTGCGTTTGCACCCCCTGCTTTGATATAAACACCGTTACCGTTTGCGGTATCCGTGTTAAAAAAGCCAGCAATTGCTGTACTTGCTACAGAAGCTGTGACATATAGTTTGGTTGTTGGCGCATCCGTCCCAATCCCAACCTTACCCAACACTGCTAGGCCGGAATCTCCAACGCTGGTCAGGGTGGAGTAGCCAATTCCTAGAGCGCCAACGCCGCCGGTGGCGGATTCAAGGCGCATCTTTTCGGTGTCATTTACGCCAAACAGCAACGGCAAATTACCCTGAGTCAGCAAAGCTGTCTCTGCGGAGGACGCACGAAGTTTTGCTCTGATTGAACCGTCTGAGTAAATACCAATTGAAGGTGTGTTGTTTGTAGATGTTCCAAATTGAGCAACCTCAAGCGTCCCAGAGCCAATGACACTAAAGCGACTCCCATCAAACGTCAGCGCAGACCCAGTGGTCAGGACTTTGGAGGCGTTGAGGAATGCCACGCCGTTAGCAGTACCAGCATTCAGGATCGGGTTTGCAGAGAACGTAGCTACGCCCGTTGAATCAGCCAGCGTGATTGACGCCGTACCATCCTTGGCCTTGATGTTCGTGACTTCGAGGTTGGTCAGGTCAAGCGTTGTTGCGTTGACCGTGCCGTTGACCGTCACCGTGCTGGCAAAGTACGACGCACCTGCTGCAACATACAGCGCGTAGGGATTGGTGATCGTGACATTGGTGCCAGCCGTCGGGGCGGCGTTGATTACCAACGTGGCAAGGTTGGTGTAGGTTACATTCACATTTGAGGCCGCAACCGTGGTCGCGTCGAACGAAGTGATCGCACCCAAGGCGTTGGTTGCGCCAATTGCACTTGAACCGTCAGTGACCGTACTCGTGTTGATGTAGAGCTTTGCCGGAGCAGTCGCAGATAGCACCGCAGGCAGCGTGAACCCAGAACCGCCAAGGGTGTCAAAGTTTGATGAGACGCTTGTCAGACCCGTAAGCGCAGTCACCCACTGAGGAGCCGTTCCAGAAGAAGTCAGGACACGGTTCGTTGTTCCGATTGAAAGGAACGTCGTTGCTCCTGCTCCAGACTGATAAGGAACCGATCCAGCAGCGCCTCCGGCTAGATTCGTTGCCGTACTGACAGAAATAGAAGAGGGAGCAGACCACCCCGGAATCGTTCCGTTGGACGTAAGAATATAGGTATTCAGCCCAATACCGAGCTTTGCCAAAGTTGTTGCGCCGGTGGCATAAACAATGTCCCCCTGCGTATAACTGCTTTGTGCCGTACCACCATAAGCAGCACCAAGAGCATTCGTCAGATTCAGCGTGTTAATCGTTGCAGTAGTTCCGTTGAACGTAAAGTTCGCAGAACCTGCAAGGGCACCTGCGTTGTTATATTGAACCTGCGTCGTAGAACCACCAATGGTCCCCGTCGCTTTGGTCGCTATGACCTGCACCGTTCCACTGTTGTCCTTATAGAACAACTTGCCATCAGTAATGTTGATAGCAAGCTCACCATCGACCAGATTGGTATTGACCGGAACCGCAGTCGTGGTGGTCGAATGGTATAACTGTATGGGCGTGAAGTTGGTAGCGGCCATGTTTTTTCCTTAGAACGTCCCGCCAGAGATTCCACCCCACTCAGGAATGGTCGCCCCGGCTTTCAAAACGTACCCTTGTTGTCCCTTTGTTAACTTGCTCAATGCTGTTGTCGTCGAGGCATACAAAATGTCCCCAACAGCATAACTGGTCTGCCCTGTGCCCCCGGTTATAGCAGTTACCGGACTTGTCAGACTGAACTGCGTCCCCGAGAGCGTCAACCCAGTTCCAGCAGAATAAACCTGAGAAGATGAAAACTGTGTAAACGTTAAGTTAGTTGTGCCGATGATCAACGGGTTTGCAGTCGTTAAGACATACGACTCGCCTGCACCTGTACTTCCTTCTTGAACAAAGAAGTAATCCCCCTGACCCAAACCTGAAGTGCTGTCAGGTCTAAAGGTGTCTGTATCCGTTGATCTCGTCAGAACCCAGTTTGTACCACCCGGATCCGGCGTTCCTACCGTCGTAACGGTATAAACACCATTCTCATAAGCGTTTGTCTGGTTATATACCAAGACTCTGTTACTAACAGAAAGATTTACTCCATCAATCTGTAACGCCGCTTTAGTGCCTGCATTCGTTAGCGTCGCACCAACACCTGCGTTCACCGTTCCTGAAATCGTCAACCCCGTGCCACTTGTCAGAGTCGTGATCTCTGGACCGTTGTAGCTCAAGGAAAGAGTAACTTGATTACCGGCAGGAACTGAGAACACATAGTACGCAGTGCCTGATGTAATCCCATTAGCCGTTGAAGAAAAGACAATCTGGTCATTTACAGACAGACTCGGAGACGTACTGAAGGTGAGGGTTTTATTACCACTGATCGTTGTTACCGTTACCCCCGTTCCTCCAGAGGTATAGGTAGCATTCAAAGCAGTTGGAGTTTCTACTCTTACAGGAGTGTGAATATCAATCCCTGTAGATACAGCGTCGTCTACATACTGCTTTGTGGCTAACTGTAACGCACTTGTAGGAGGCTGAGTAACCGCTACCGAGGTCAACCCACCCAACGTTAGAGAAGTAGCCCCCAGAGAGATTGATGTCGTCCCAATCGTGACCGCACTGTTCTGAAGGGATGAATTCGGGATGTTGGACAAAGATAGAGCGTTAGAGCTTCCCAACGCTACAGAAGCCGATCCCGAGATGCCACCAGAATAAGTAAACGAAATGAAAGAGTTCGTCAGCGAACCATTCCCGATGTTTGACAACGTATTCGTTGAGCCACTAATTGACTTGTTAGTCAGTGTCTGCGATCCAGTAAGCGTAGCTACAGTCGAATCTATAGCTATCGTGACAGGGCTGGATCCGTTGTAACTTGTCCCCGATAGTCCCGTTCCAATCGTTAGCGCATTCGGGTTGACAGCCGTTACCGTTACTGACCCGCCAAGGCTTACAGACGATCCGTTGATCGTAATCGAACTATTAGTGAGGCTTGCGTTAGCAATGTTTGACAGTGTGTTGTTAGAACCGCTGATAGTCTTGTTCGTAAGAATCTGAGAACCCGTCAGCGTCACAACGGTTGAATCTATGGAGATAGTCCCTGTCGTAGTAATAGGCCCACCAGTAAGCCCTGTACCCGTGTTTATTAGAGTTACAGCGCCCGCAGGGAGATTTGCCCAAGAACCGTTCTCATAGACCTCAAAAGCGTTGGCGTCAGTGTTGTACCTCAACCAACCATCTTGTCCCGCCGGTCGCTCTGCTGTCGTTCCTTGAGGAATCCTGATTCCAGCATTTCCGGGGATTACAGGATTGTTAGCTATTGAGAAAACAGGATCTGCTAAACCTGTAGGATTCGTAATCGTAATCTGATCGGTCGTGCCGTATAACGTCCTTGCGTTAACAGAACCCCCGCCAATTGAGAGCATCCCTGTAGAAGCAAGATTGGCAAGACTTAAAACAGCCCCCGTCAGCTCTAACAACGGATTCCCAGCGACACCGTTTCCGTTCGTTATGTTTAGCCCAGAACCTACCGTGAACGTTCTCGCAACTACGGTGCTGGAATCCGTCTTAGCAATGATGCCCGTCAGAGCGACTTCCAGACTCCCAGAAGCTCCGTTTAGGGTCAGTCTGTAATACGACTGCGCTCCGTTGTCCTGAAGCCCTAGACCTGTTCCTGTTGATAGATACCTGCTCTGAGGAAGGGTAGGCTCCTGAACAATCGTCAGAAAGGTCTGCTGAAGATTCGGGGCGTTAGCTATCGCTCCCGTGGTGGTTTGCCGAGTCTGCCCACCTTGGACAATTGCTACCGATTCCGTCCCGTTTAGTGGCGTAGCCTGCGGGAGTTGTGTAATCGTGACATTCGGCATTTTATGGCTGCGTGTTCAAACCATCGACGTTACCATCACCCTCGGGAGTTTGAGAGCTTTCTTGGGTGGAGATGACGTATCCACCGTATCCCGTGGTGATTATGTTGTTCGGGTCTACCGCTACGCTGACATCCGGCCTTGGAAAACGAATCGTAATCCTCTCAGTCTTTCTAGCGGGGAGCCTGTAAGGATCAAACTCATCTGCACACCCCTGATCACATACCTGCAAACCCGGAAAGTTTGGGTCTGGCCTCATTACAGAATGCGCTCGCTTCATCTTGCAGCGGTCACAAACTGCAATTGCAATATCAGAGTACCCAAGGGTGTCAAGAAACTTAGGCATGACTACCTTGAATAGACAGATATGTTCGGGGCCAAGTAAATCGGAGACTTGTCGCGCTCTTCATTCTCAGCAAGAGTCAGATACTTCTCTGCTTGACCCTCAAGATACTGCGCCCTAGCAAGATCAACCCCCGGCAGTTCTAGAGCCATCTGATGAGCCAACATATTCTGAATTGCCAGATACCACCTCTGAGGGATTTCTAGCTCTCCTGACAAGGCTCCAACGTCCATGATCTGTCTGGAGTACCAAACAGTCATCTGAATGAAGGGATCACTTGGAACCGGCCACAAGGTGATCTCTGCCTGTGGGATCGTCCTGTTGAACCAATACTGATACGGCTGGTTTGCAGTGAAGTTCTTGTTCGGCAAACTGGTGTAATCGTCCCGATTCAACCTAGCCATCGGGATTTCGGTTGAGTTGTTACCGAAAAACAGCTCCCTGACACTGATAGTCCCCCCTCCGGTCATTCTCATACGGTAATACTGCACCGTTTGACCGGGTTCAATGTCGTGCCAGATCCATTCGTTGTTTACCCAAACCTCTGCACCGGGGTCATACAACGTACTCCAAGTAATTCCATCTGCGGAATACTCGTAAATGACCGAAAACGTGCCCGAAACACCCGGCAAAACACCAATAGAACCCAAATAAACAGGATTGTCAGTCCCGTAATCTACTGCAATGTTGCCGTTTGCAGAGGTCTGCGTACAAAAAGTATTAATGTTGCCGTCAAAAGCGTTCTCTACGACACCTCCGGCGCTACTGGTGTACCCCCCAGTATCGTTAGGAGTCGGCCTGTTCATCTGCCGGTACATTACATTCAGTACGTCGTTACCTCCAATTGGAAGTTTGTAGATATACTGATCGGCTTTCAGACCGTAAACCTTTTTCTCAATGGCCCAATACTGGATGCCAATGTTGATCAGGTTTGACAAAAGAAAAAACAGACTCTCTTTTGCAGTGAGAATCTGTTCTGCGGTCAACTCTTCAGCTAACTTCCCACAGCGCCTAGCACCGTGATCTATGAGCTTCTGAGTGTTGATTACGGTTGTGCCGACTGTTCCTGAATAGGCCATCTACCACCCCGAACAAGCCCAACGTTTCATGGAAGCCCTTGCTCTTGAACCCTTTTCACTGGCCCGAGCAATAGGACCCATTCTGGCACAAAACGAGTCTTTTCGCTTCCCGCCTTCCGGCTGTGGAGGCTTTAGATTTGACCCCGTTTCTCGGTTGTACTTCTCGCGCCCCTTGGCCGTCAGGCCAGCACCCTTCTCAACAGGCAACTTTTCACCGCGACCGACAGCAAGAGACACCCCGCCGCTCTTCATTTTTTTCTCAGAAAACATCTTCTCAACCATGCCCAACCGTTGAGGCTTAGTCGTCACATCGTTGACGATTTTCAATCGCTCAGATTTGCTTTTGGACGGCTCATAAAAACCCGCTTTTTTCAAGGATTGAGCTACGCCGCCATCTTTCATTTTTTTGTCGGCCTTGACAAATTCTTTGCCGACCTTTTGTGGCACACCACCAAAGCCGCCCTTGGTGTGGGCGGCGGCTTGCATCAAACGATGTTGGGCTGGTGATTTGCTTGGCATGATTAGTCAGGGTTCTTAATGTAGATTCCTTCAAACTCAGCAGATACGTTTGAAGCTCCGGCTGAAGCAACTGCCCTAAGTTCAATGTCAGTTTTTTCAGCAAAAGCAACAGGCGTATGCAAATCAAGAATAAAACTGCCGTTACCAGAAACCCGAGAAGAACTTTGCTGCCTAAATACACCACCCAATGGTCTCTGAATCAACTGAAAATTTGTGGATGCATTTGCGTTTGTGTTCGCAGATGTGTAGTACACGCCATTCAAGTAGAAAGTGTATCCTGCTGGCACAGTCCAAAAAGCCATCTGGGTTTGATTCGCACCAATAGCAACCATGCCGAAGATGTTTGCAGGCACACCAGAGGTAACAGTACCCGTTCCTGCGTAGATAGTGCCTACAGCAGTTGCACCAGAGCCAGCGGTAACAACAAACATACGAAAAATTCGCAGAAAACTGTTAGTTGTGTTAACTTCGGTTTGACCGTTCAAGGTCACTGTTTCGTTGATCTCGTTGTAATCAGCATTAAGACCAAAAATTGCAATAGTTCTTGCGCCAGTTCCAGCAGCCGCGTCATCCACGCTGGAACTAGAAATTTTCATAACAGTTGCGGCAGCAGGATACGCATATGTTCCGCCTTGCGCCCAAATTGTTTCAACAGATGTACCAACATCACCATTGATGCCAAATTGGAACAAGGTTTTGTGGCCATCAACTTGGCCTCGCGCCACTTGCAACTCAAACGGCTCATACGCGCCCTGACGGGTCGCGGAAGAATATGTTCCCATTTTTCAATCCTCAAGGAAAGCGGGGGCCGAAGCCCCCACCTTGTTTCAGCACTTCGCTAGACCGCCGCGCTTCTTCTCTGGCATTACCGTGACAGACTTTTCAGTCTTGGTAACCGCCCCCGGCTTTTTAAAGTAATCCTTACCCTTCTGGTATAGCTCTTTCACTATACCAAGAGGGTTCAGAGCATCCTCAACACCTCGACGCGCTTGTGCGGCTGTTGCTTGAGGATCTTTAACAGTCAGACGGTCTTGTTCCATCGCTCGCTTTTCAGCTTCCGATAGACCACCCTCTTTCATCTTACGACCGTACTTGCTGTAGACCTCATTACTGTAAGCCTTCGCCTGCCGCATTGCAGTTGCATTCTCCGCTTTGTTCGCTTTTAGTAGACGAGCTTCAGCAGGAGTTACAGAACCACCTTTTTTGAAGGTTCCTGACAACTCATTAATGCTCACAGGAGCAGAGGGCTTTTTGCGGCCTTGGGGCATCGCTACGGGGGCACCGCTATCAACAACTCCCCCCGTAGCGTAGGCTTTTTTTGCCATGCCACCTTTCTTGTAACCGCCAGCGTTAGCCTTTGCTACACCGCCCGTCTTATACCCACCCGCATTACCCATCTTCACCCCACCCGTTTTCGCGGGCGAATGATCAGGCTTTGCAGTGTCCATCTTGGTGTTGCGGTACTTGCCGCCTTGACCTTCCGTGTTAATGATGCCGCCGTCTTTGTAACCGCCTTGGCCCATCACTACACCACCCGTTTTCAGACCCTTGTGAGCCTTACTAGCAGGTTTAGAAGCGTGTTCCTTCATCTCCTTGGACATGGCCTTCCCGCCCTCTTTCATCATGCGACCCGCCATACCTACCGGAGCAGCCGGAGCCGCAGCAGCAGGCATAGCCATCATCGCACGACGACGAGCAGCCATCGAAGGACGCCGAGGAGCCATGGCCGGAGCCATTCCACCACGAGCAGGCATTGCTGCTGTGGTGGTCCCCATGCCGGGCATACCGCCGGCTTGCATCTTCTTGACCTTGCCGCCCTTTTTGAGTTTTAGCTCAATAGAAGGCTCGGTGGTCATCATCTTAACCATCGGCTTGAACATTTCTCGCTCCTTAAACGGGGGTTTCCCCCCGAGTCAGTTAGGACGGATTCACGCCGATACCACCGGCGCTAGCAGACGGCGCAGGCATATCGACATAAATTTGTCCAAGCGACGAAGCATCGGAGCCGAACTCGGTAATGCCGACCATCATCGAATTCTTGATTACAACTTGACCACCAGCCGATGCCACCAGAGTAGCCAGCGCCGAAAGAGTAGTCGAGGTCGAACCAATATTGTTGATGAAGGAGCAGCCCTTGAACAGCGCATACCGATCCATGCCCGAAGCAGCACCGACCTTGATACCAATCGGAGTCGCCGCAGACGCTTGGAACGGAAGAGTGCAGTCAATGAACGAGTTACGAGCCGTGCCGCCAGCAAACTCAATGGTTGCATTCGCTGCACTGCGAGCTACGGTGTCACCACCGAGCGTACAGTTCATGAACGTATGCTCACCACCACCATTGAGCTTCAGCGTCCGAGCGTTCGCACCACCAGCAGAAGCTGCATCAGCCATGCCATAGATGCTTACATTGCTGTAAGCATTGCGAGAACCAGAATCAGTCCAAGCAATCATGCTGGCCGATCCCGTGGAAAATCCACAGAACACGGACAGATTGGCAAAGTAACAACCCGAGGCAGTGACATTGATGAACGCATCACTGTTGAACGTCGTTGCAGTGTAAGTGCCGGTCGGAGGGGCAATACGAGCACGCTGGGCTACCGTCGTCGGAGCGCAAACACCAATCAGATGAGTCGCGTTCTTATTCCAGTTCAAAGTACCAGCGGTAGCAGCCGAATTGATGGACTGAGCCAGCGCGGTACTAAGACGGGCAGAACCCGTCGAAGACCCGTCGCCAACCAGAACAACAACATCGTTGTTACCAGCAGTGCACTTTGCCAGAGCACCGTAAAGCGTTTTCAGAGGCAGTTCAGGCGTACCGTCGTTACCATCAGCACCATTCACCGGATCTACAAAATAGTAGTTACCCGTGAACGGAAGCCCACCAATGGTTCCCAAAACCGGCACCCCGAAACTAGTAATCCCATTCGGGAAATTAGTCAGGGACATTTGATTCTCCTAAAGATTCGTATGAGGATTAGTAATCAGTAGCGGTTGTTGGATTCCCCAAGAATTTAGAACCCTTGGGGTTTACCAGTCACCGTTACTGTTTACGTCATGCCCCCGGAGTGCCGTAAATAGCGCGTGGATCCGTGAACCCGACGTCGTAACGCTCTGTCGCCTTGTAGCGCATGGTGTCGGTTTCAAAGTCACCTTCCATGGTTTTCTCAAGGCGGCGGCGCATGAGGAGTTTCATGCCTTCGGGCGCATCGGTCTGAACCCACCATGCAGTCGGGGAAGTCAAACGCGACAGAACAGCGGCACCTTCGTCGAGCAAGCCAATTGACTTGATCGGGTTGATGTCGTTGTTAGCGTTACCCGAACGCAGGACGGACTTCAGGAGAACCTCGGCTTGGAAGACGTTGCCCGGAGCCACAACCAACTGACGGGGCACCAGACGAATCTTCTTGCCGTTGTTGTCTACCGCTTGACGGATCTGGATCAGCATCTGTTCCAGCGAAGTCTGCGAGAGAACCGCAGCAGTCGTCAGAAGGTTGCTGAACGTACCGTTAACGATAGGATGAGCGTTGCTGTTCAGAGCAACACCGTCACCGCCGGGATATGAGGCGTTGAAGGCGCGGTTCAGAACATTGGCACTCAGCGTCTCTTTGGTCTCAATCAGCGATTGAGCCAGATGACGGGCGTAAACCTGACCGATACGGATATGGTCGCCGTCCTCAACAAGCACTTTCGTCAGAGCAAAGGCCAGACCATAGACCTTGTAGACGTAACGCTTGAGGAACAGCACTCCACCCTGCTGATAGGTCACCGGAGTGCCATCAGGAAGCTGCGGAGCCGCGCCAAAACCGTACAGAACGGGTTCTTCGTGGTAGTTACGGGGAATACCCTCAGACTCGCGGAACACTCGGCTCCACTCGTCAGTGCGCTGATCGTAAACACCATCAAAGCACTCGTTGAGGATAGGTTCGACAATTGACCGAAAATCGGTACTACGCATCGGGGCTGCCATGATCTAGCCCTCCTTATACGGCAATCGGCGTGAAATTCGCGCCGGAGACACGAATTTGGCCGTACTGATGTTGAGAAATCGTGGCGCGAACAATAACGAAGTTGTCACCCCAGTCATTGTCGGGATACGGCGCAATATCAACGATCCGCATCTGAGCTTCACCGTTTGCACCAACCAAACTGATGCTCAAAGTGGCTTGGCTAAGACCCGTGGTCGTAGAACCCGCAGTGGTGTTGCTCAAATCAGCCTCATCGCCAATCGAGGTCTGAGCAAGCGTACCGTCAGCCTGAATTTCATAAACAATGTTGGGATCATCATAGAAATACGCGACTACCGAACCAACCTGAAAACTTTCGTTAGCAGGCCAGTAATTTGAAACACGACGCCGACCCGTGGCATCCGTCCACTCGACACCCGCAAAGGCACCAAGGAACGCATCGCCAGCAGCAGCGACAACAATATAACCACCAGTATCCATCTTGACCGGCTGGCCCTTCAGGATGGTAGTGGCATAACCCGCCGAGACGTTTCCGCTCGTCGAGACCGCTTGAATTCCGTTAGCAAGAGCCTGAGCACGATCCAGACCACTGGGGTGAAATGCAGGCCGCAAGCCGAACGGAGCACTAGTTGCAGACATAGTAAGCTCCTGTTAACCCGAAAATACGGGAGTTTTGACTGGTTCATCCAGCATTCCAAAGCCCTCACCCTCAACCTGCCCGAGAGACCTCCCTCGGCTATCTCGACCCTGAGCTTGTTCAGCTTGATACCGAACCTTCTCAGCCTCTTCCATAGGAAGATGATGGTGCATATGCAACATGACATCCTGATACACATCCATTGGGATCTTGTACAAGACCATCTCGTTGCATGAGATAAAACCAGTGTTTTCTCCAGCCTTTACACGGTAATTTTCAAACCCCGGTAACTCATCTGACTTAACAGGTACATACCCGAGTCGCATCCGCTTATCAATGCTGTCGTATCCATTGGTGGTTGAAAGCCAGCACAAATGCCATCCCGGAACATCCGGGGTCTTTGGAAGTGCTGATTGGGTCCACTCATCGCTCCACATCTTGCGACGTTCCTGCGTGGAATGGAGAGAATCGTCTGAACGGGTTACGTCCTCGCTTGCGCGAGTTTCGCGTCCGCCAGCGTTAAGAGACTTTTTTAGGCGAGAATCCATGGTTTTAGCTCCGTCGTGCGTCTTGGGCGTATCGTTTAATCATTTTGGCGCGTTTCTCTGGGTCTTCCCAAAATCCCGCATCCTTCATCGCTCGGACTTGCTCGGGACTCAATACAAATTGCGCCCCTCCTCGCGGTGCTGATTCACGACCAGATCCCGTTACTACACTTCTGGGCTTCCTCCTTGGCTCGTCTGACTGATTGTACCTATGTGGGAGTCGTTTTTGCAAGCGATCATTTAATTCGTCCCAATACTCTTCCGTATTAGGATCCCACCCTTCTTTATGAAGTCGTTGGTCAATGATCTTCGCAATCTGACTATCTTCGTCATTACCGGCAGGGTCATACCACGGGTTTGTTTCCATCCACTGATTTGCATGACGCATCAGTTGAGGATTTACCGCGCCCGATTCCTGCGTCTGAGATTTTGCCGCCTGCTCTTTGGCTCGCCTCAACGCCTCTACACGGCCCCGAGTTTCATACCAAAGCTCTTGCGCTTTAGCCATCTCAGCGCCGTTAGAACGATTTCCCGCATCACTGAGTTTTGCCATGGCATACTGAAGACGCAGTTCTTCGTCCTCAATAGCCTTGTCTAACCTTGCCAAGTCTGAACTGTGAGTTTTCTTCTCTACTACAGACAGACGCTCCATAAGGTCTTGATTCTGCCTCTGGAGCAATTCAAGACGACGATCCTTCTCTTCGTTCGTGCGCTTGATTAAATCCTTCTTGGCCCTGCGCCTAGCTCGTCTGGCAGACCGTACAGCCTCGGTATCGTCTGGATGATCTTCATCATCAACTTCGCCGCCTTCGGCCTTCTCTACAGGCGCGTCTTCTTCTTCCTTTGGGGTCAAATCTTCAGGAAGTTCTACAACGGCTGAACCGTCAACTTCCTCTTTGATATTTAGCTCTTCTTTTACTTTGGGATCGTTCATACAAATGCTCGCATCGACAAGGGATCAGTCGTCACTTTTGCAATGACTTCGTGATCGTTAAAGATTGCAAAGAGCACTGGCTCTTCATCCTCTTTTTCTCCGGGTACTTTGACTTCCCAACGATCCCCGCCCCACTTGGGAACCCGAATGAAGTCTCCAGCAACACACCATGAACCTTCCGGCCATGGATTCATGCTGTCCCGATGTCGATAAGCTAGTGGACCAATCGCTATGACTTTAGCAATCATGTTTTGCCACTTTTCTGCCTCTTTCGTCTCTGAAACCAGAATCAAACCACTCTGGGTTTTCTTTTTGGTGCGGCGCAGTTGTACGAGAATCCGCCCACCAAGAGGAGTAGCACCGGGATTTACACTCGGGAATGCCCAAGCAAGCTCAGCTTCGTTAGAAGCTACCGGCTCATTCATGTTCATCTTCGTCTCTTAAAAGGTTATTGAGAATATCAAGCGATTCCTGTAATCCTTGATATGTTCCAACCATGCGGTGATACGCCTCCCATGTCTGCGCTTTTCCCAGCGCAAGGGCCAGAGATATTTCACTCTGTGAGGCTTTGATACCGCCGATCAGATCACTGACTGTCTTCATTTGCGTTTAAGCAGCTTTGCCTCCTGTTTTTGCGGTTGTTTGGGTTCCATGGACTGTCCGTTCAGCGGGACGCCCATTGCAAGCCTTTTATGCTGTGGAACATTCACACTCTTTTGGTCTTTGTCGCTCATCATCAACTCCTATTGGATTGTGTAATCAATAATTGTTTTATCTTGATCTAGTTTCAACCTAGCAGCGTCTCTTGTCAATCTGGCGGTTTCTATACGCTCCTTGGTTTCCTGATCTCCAACTGCAATCGCCATTCTCAACTGCAAATCTTCCATCTCCATTTGCTGTTTCTGTTGTAGCTCCAGCATCTGAAGTTCAAGTTTCTGCTGCATCTCCTGCCCTTTAAGCTGGAGTTCTGCCTTGTCACGCTCAGTCCTTCTTTGAGTCTCAGCCATGCTCGTCTGTAGCAGAACCTGTCCGTCAGGCGTCAAATCAGGCTTCGGCTTGAACTGTTGCGCCTGCTGGACCATCTGTTGAATGATCGGCATGATCCCTTGCAGGGTTTCCTGAGCATCCATGTCAACGTGCTGAGAAGCCGCCCCAAACATCTTGTCTACAGGCTTGGGATCGGTGATTAGCTCGTAATCCTCCAACTTCTGACCCAAAGACTGATGAATATAGCCTTCCATACGGTTCAGATACCACAAAGCTATGTGCTGTTTGATGTGCTCCATCGCTTTCGGAAGGAAGCTCGGAGCAATCAACGGATTCCCACCCAATACCGGGTTCTTTGCATAGTCCAAATGCGCCTGAATATGCCCCAGATGGTCCTGTTCAGGGTAAGCAAAGGCAGACTGACCAATGCTCATGGCTACGTTCTCATTAGCAGGATCCTGCTTCTGAGGCCCCGGCATATCGGTCATCAGTTCATTGATCGCCGGTACTTTAAGCTGCTTCAGGAAGCGTGATATGACCACTCTTCGATTAAAGAGGTCCGGGTTCTTCTCTGCGATTGACATGACCGCTTGAGATTGGGCCATTCGCTGAGTTTCAGAGAAGATGTGAGGATCACTGACAGGAACAACGTCCGATACTTTTGCAAAGTCTTCCCTCTTAATGTCTAAATCAACCATATCGTCGGATCTAGCCATGTCATCTAGATACCAACGGTTGATCCGTTGCAGAATCTTCAGAACCCTCGTCTGACTCTTGTGAAGCCTCGCGTGAATACTCGAAAAGACCGCCGCTCCCTGTTCAATAAGGGCTTGTGTAGTCCCCACAGGAGCATTAGCAGTCACATCTGCGATCTTTTCCTCTGCTGTCGTTACAACCCCCTTAGCAGCGGTCGTCAGGAACCCCAAAAGTTGAAACAAAACCGGACTCGGGGGGTTAAATGGCATCGGCATCGCAATTTTCCGAATGTCATCTACCCCCGGAGCTGCTTCCAACTCGGCAACTTGGGTCACTTCGACCTGCTGAGACTGCCCCGACAGCTTCGCTCCCTTGAGTTTCAGCATCGTTGCTGCATTGTTGATGTGGGCAGAGTCCAAAAGTGCCCTCAGAGAGCCTGTAAGGGCCGCAGAAAGCCCTCCAATCAGGTGCGGAAGGCCAATAGCGTAAGCACCACGCCAAGGAATGAACTTAAACTCGACAATCCAATCGAGTTTCGTCATCGTTTCCTCGCCTTCCTCCCAATTTCGGTACAAACCGACGACTTCCGTCTCCAGTTCGTCAATCATCAGGATGTAAGGCGCTAGATCTCCCTTCGTATAGCTATCACTTTCCAGTTCCAGCCATGTATAAACGTGGTAAACACGCCGTACACCGTCTTCGTTGTCGTTATCTGACCTTCCCTCTACCTTGTCATTGGCCTTTTGTGGGCCTGTAGGCTCAGGAGCCATCGTTGCACGAATGTATGACGTATCCCGATACAAGCCAGAACGGATTCGTTGCTTGTATTCGTAGTTGGAAATGTCGTGAACTTCCGTGACCCGCTGACTGTTGTAGAAGTTCGTCGCCGCAAACGGCAGAATCACGTTGTCAATCGGCAGAAACTCCGCACAAGGCCTCTTCTGACGCTCGTCATACCAGAGTTTTAGGTACTGACTACCTCCAAGAGGCAGTTGAGTGAGCATCTGCTCCAACTCATCCGAGAACTCTGGGATCTGTTCGGTCAACTGCCAGTTCATGAAGTCGCGTTTACGATCCGCAACCTCTGTTTTTTCCTTAGAGGTCTCCCCCAGAATCTTCGTCCGGGTCGGCCCATCAGGAGGAAACAGTTCTTTAATGGCTCTGGAAGCGAAATCTACGCATCCTTCAGCCATTACAGGATGCACGACTTTAGATGCACCGTTAAACGAAGCGCCTCCGGGAGCGTCATTCCCCAATCCGGTACGTCTGATCCCCTCTTCGTACTGCTTGTCCCGCTGTTTCCTTGCGTCTTTGTCCTTCTCGATCAGCTCGATGTACCGCAGAGCAAAGCCTGCAACCTCCAATGAGTCGGCAGATTCAGCCAGATTCTCATAGAAGTCTGGGTTCTCTATCGGACCTTCGGGGAGCGTGACAACAGCGGAGCCATCAGGAAGCTCTTCGATCTCGGATTCAGAGAGATTGATATCCAACTCTGGTTCTGGTTCCTGCCGGAGCAGATCGCCTTGAGCGAGGCCCGGAACACTTCTTCCATAGTCCTGCTCGATGGGGAATTCGGTTGCCATCTTATTTCCTGTTCATGGCGGCAAGGCCACCTTTAGCTTTGCTTAATTCGGGGTTGGTAGTGTCATCCCCCAATCCTGCCATCGCCGCGCCTGTTATTGGAAACACAGATCTAAAATCCATGGACTGTCTTGGAAGCGCATCCGTCATAAGTAAAGACTCTCGATTAGCGCCAACTAGCGCATCAAACATGGGCGACCCGGCCTGCTGAAGCATTCTTTCCAGATTAGAAAGCTCTGCCATGTTTGGTTTGGATTTTGAAACATACATGGTTGCCGTAGCGTTGGCTCTTTCCAGAGAGCCTAAAAGTTGTTTAGCCACACCTGTTTGACGCAACGTCCCAACATTTATATTTGTCAATGGAATAAACGCAACAGGTTGCCTCGCGGCATTAAACAATACCAACCCTGTTTCGTCGCCAGCAATTTTTTGAGCTATATCTTTTGCTTGTGTTGGGCTTTCTACTTTTGTTGAATCCAATAAATTTGCTTTGCGAAAGGTTCGCTCCACCATATCTATTGATTTAGTTCGCGCCGCAGCAGGAATGTTGTTGTTAGCAATATCAATTGTTCCATCTGGCGAATATGCGGCAAACTTAGACTTTCCAATTGCAAGAATACCGCGCATTTCAATTCCCGTTCCCCGCGATATATTGTTAATTGCATTTGCTAGGTTTCTGTCCGCCGACGACAGTTCCGGGTTGCCGCTTGGATGATTATGGCTTATCCAAAAACTTTTTGCTTTAGGCGTGTTGGCGATTGCACCCAACAAGGAAAACGGCTCCGCTGATGTTTGCGAAGCCAGTCCAATCGTATGCCTGATAATTTGTATGGGCCGGTCGTTTTCGTCAAGCACAACCGCAACCAATTGTTCTTGTGGTGATTTGCGAAGACCCGCCGTAATATGTGCCGCCTGTTCGGGCGTAGATGCCTGATCAAATCCAACGGCTACATTTCTGGCTTGTTGAAAAGCGGTGCTAGTGGCAAATCTTCCGTCTGGAAGTTTGACAAATTGTACGGATTCAACAGCTCCGGCCCCGTCGTCAATGGCTGGCTCAGATTTTGCAGATGTAATACGTTGTTGACCCGGTAAGGCACCGGATCTGGCGTTAACTGCAAGCGGTTCTTCAACGGCCAATGGTTCATTTAGTTGCCTTGGAACATCAATGTTTCTTGATATGTTCGCAGGAACATTTGTCCTTGCAACGGCTTTTCCAATATCCATGGCGGTTTTGCCGCCGCCAAATAACTCTCCAATTGTTTCTGAAATGTTTGCAGACTGTCGCCTAATTTCATCTGTTTCACTTACAGGAACCAGTGGGATGTTCAAGCCTTGGTCAAAAAACCTTCTTACGTCTTCAGTTGTTGGTAACACTGTTCGTTTCTTCATGCCTCGCAGAAACGCATCAATCCGGCTTTCTTCAGGATCTGGAGAGATTGCCGAACCAACACCTCTCGTTACTGAAATAACATCGCCCGGAAGTCCAATAGTTCCCTGAACCGCCCCCTTGCCAAGACCCGCGGGGATGTCTAGTAACATTTTACCGAAGGTTGACAATGGAATGTTTTTGGCATCTTGTGGCAAGGTCATCATTGTTGCCGCTTCTTGCAAATCCGGTGACTCACCGTCTGCCATCTGCTTTTCATTAGCTAACTTCAGGGCTTGCATGAATGCCTTGTCTTCTGGCATCCCTTGTTCGATCAGTCTGGCTTTGATGGTGTCGGTGTTAGATACCAACCCACCTTCCTTGAACATCGGTTGGCCCTTAGATAGAGCCTCTTTCATCTTGGGAGTAATGTCGATGTAACGGACAGGCTCATCAAAGCCAGCATATAACTTATCTCTAGCTTTATCGGCATCTCCATAACTGTCAAATCTTTTCGATACGTCTACAGTTGCTGCATCGCTTCTGCTTGGGTCTTTGCTTCTTAGCCAATACTGCTTACCGTCACTAGCAATCTCTATTGGAAACGGCCATTCTCCCTTTGTTTGTAAAGCAGTATCCCCAACCTTAGCATCGAACTTCTTGCCGTACTTGTTTAGGAAGCCGGGGTAGATCTCGTCGTAATACTTCTTCATCCCCTCGCCGCCGATAGATAGATTGTCTGCTGACAACCGCATCCAATCAGGACGCATCGGCCTATCCGCTGCAAGACTTTCGCCAGCATTGGCGCGAATCTTTTCGGCGATCTCTTTGCCTACCTTTTTTTGCAAGTCTTTGTATGACAGATCATCCAACTCAACCACAGGCTTGCCATTCTTCACCCCTACTACTTCGTATCGAATCTCGCCAGCATCAGTTTTGAACGGCTCATACTCAATAGCGTCTACATTCGCCCTCAAAGCGTCTGTATAGCGATCTATCTGCCTTTTGCCTGTGGTGATACCAACCCTGTCGTATCCCTTGTCTACAGCCTCTTGTAAGGCTCTCTTTAATACTAGTTGATACCAGTCTTCTTTGAATGGGGCGTCGGGGACGCCAAGAGAACTTGAACCTGTCGCGTTAGCAATAGCCCCTTCTCTTGTTGGGCTTGCAAAACCAACTTGTGTCTTTGATCGGTCAAACACCATGAACTCGGTGCCGATTTGCGGACCACCGCGATACCCGTATTTGGGCACCTCAACTACTTCCCATCCCGCTGGAAGTTGACCCGACTTGCTTGCGTAACCTTTCTCCCTCCCCGCCTGATGCCAGTCTGATTGAATCTCCTCAATCAATAGCATCTTCTTTCCGTCTGCATCTACTCGGTCATTGACTCGCAGATGAGCTAGGACGTTAGGTTGATCCCAGTGGGAGGAGCGGTAATCTGTTCTATTCTCAAACAATCTACGAGACTCTTGAACAACCTCATCTTTTTCCGCTTCCGACAAAAACCGCATTTGCTTACCAAACAACTTTTGCGCTATTTGATCTGTGGTCATGCTATCCGAAGGCAACGTCAGCAGAATCTCTCGGTAGTTCTCGCCACCGGGAAGGGTCCATTGGGAGTGTCTGGTTGGCTCGCCTTTAGGAAGGTCATACCTTTGGTTCTCTAACTTTTCCAACATTTCTTTCATGTTGACAATCTTGTCGTACTTTAATTGCCAATCAAATGGCAACTCATTCAACATCTTGTCATCACGAATTTCTCTAAACAGATAGCCACTGTTTTGGAAATCTTCTTGAGCCGAAATGATCTTGTTTTGCAACTCGTCTATTTGATTAGTTAAACCCTCATAAGATCGAGTTCTGTGGCCTAACTGAACTTCACCTAGCTGTACCTTGTTTTCCGCCAAGTAGTCCTGAATCTCTTTCTTGCTGACATTCTGCTTTCCAGCAAGGAAATCTTTCAGTCCGGTGTATTCCAACTCCTCATCCTTAACACCGGCTTTTCGTAGATCACTCAGGAAGCCTTCGCCCCTTCCTTGACCTCTTTGAAGATTCAACGCCGCTTCTTCAGCAGGGCTGTACAGTTTCATCTCATTACGGGGCGCTTCGACCCTTTGGGGGACCATGAAACTCTGCGTCCCTTGCGTCATCCCCTGAAGGATCTCAGCAGGTAACCCACCCTTTTCCATCGTGCTGTAGACCTGCTTCTCGACAGCCTTCTCTAGACGGCCTCCAGCGGCCTGTAAAGCCCTCTGAGCCATGGCATTAACGTCTGCTGCTTTAGCACCCGCCTGAGCGACAGCAGGACCCGCTAGGATGTTTGCAGGGGAGGTGAAGGCTGTAGGCTGCATCGGGAAGGCTTCTGCAACCTTTCCTAAAGCCTCGGCAGCAACATCGAAGTATCTTTCACCCGCAGGTGTTTGCGGAGGACGGAATCTCTTGGCTTGGAACTCAGGCCCCATCTTCCCCATGAACTGGGCGGGAACACCGTGTACTAACGCACCAAAAAGAGAAAGACCTGCATCCGCAAGTCCTTTGGCTTTATCTAGCTTCGTCTCGTCCGGACGGAAGATTGATCGA